CATTTTTCATTTAATATAGGACAAAAATGAGTTTTTTACTACACTTGGAAGAAGATAAACTTGACAAGATCGTCGATGTTCTTATTAGATATGAGAACACGATTGAAAAAGCTGAACCGATTTTCAAATTAGAAAACCGCCGCATTGAGGAAATTGCGAGAACTTTACCCCATTACCAATCTTCATTTGATCAACAGTACCAAGAATTAAAAGGTCTTGAGGAATGGTTGAATAATGTCAAGGAAAAACGGGTTTCAAAGCTTTGGAAGAAATACAACGAGGGATATTCAAAATCTTTATCTACTCGCGATATTCAGGCATATATTGGGGGAGAGAAAGATATTGTCGAATTGAATCAAATCATTATTGAAGTTACCCTATTAAAAAGCAAAATGCTTTCAATTGTTGAGGCGCTGAAACAGCTTGGGTGGATGTTAGCAAACATTACCAAACTTCGAATTGCAGAGATGCAGGATGCAATATTATGAATATCGAAGAACTTAAAACCCACTTAGCCGAAAATGGCTTCACCGTATTTAGGGACGCTGTTGGTCCTGTTGATGTTGTTGACGGCCGCACGGTTTCAATGTCAACTGTAAAAGTAAAAACCAAAGACGAATTTGTGAACATGCTTCATCAGCGGCAGTTTAAAAATATTTCACTTTATAGTATCCCCTCAGAAGGAACAATTAGATTTGCGGGGTGGATGTAAATGAAATGCTTTTTGACTATTAGAGACGAAGTATGGTGCAATTTAACCGGGCTCTCACCCGAACATAATGAAGCACTAGTAAAAGAATTTTCCGTATTTGTCGACGGATACTTTTTTATGCCGGCATACAAAAAGGGTTCGTGGAACGGCAAAATACAATTCTTTGATAAAACCGGCAAAACTTATGTCCGATTACTTGAGCGGATTTTTGTGTTCCTTGACAAATGGGGGTATGACATTGAGCTTACTGATAACAGAAAAGCTTTTAAACAGCCTAAAGTCGGCGGAAAGATTACTAAAGTTGATGAGGCAGGTTTAGCCTTAGAGGCTGAAGGATTGGATGTCATGGGCGATGTCATTTTGCCAAATGGTCAAAAGTTTTTACTTCGGCCTTATCAACTACAGTGTCTCAAGGCGTTGGTTGATTCTGGATCAGGCCTATGTATTGCCGGTACGGGCGCAGGGAAAACTTCAATCACGGCTGCGCTATCTTTCGTGTATTCGAATGCTGGATATAATGTGATCACCGTAGTTCCATCTACCGATTTAGTAGAGCAAACTGCCACTTGGTACAGAGCGTTAAGTTTACAAACTGGGGTTTATTGCGGAAATGAAAAAGATATTGAGAAGCCCAATGTGGTAGCCACATGGCAATCTTTGCAAAATAATCCTGGGGTGCTCCAAAGGTTCAATGCCATTATATGGGACGAGTGCCACGGTGCAAAATCGGCAGTAGCTGCAAAATTGCTAAATGATTTCGGGAAACACATCGCCTTTCGTTTTGGTGTTACTGGAACAGTTCCTAAACCCCTAGCTGACCAAATGTCTTTGACTAGTTCAGTTGGAGAAAAATTAATTGAAGTTCCAGCAGCATGGCTGATTGAGCACGATTATCTGTCAAAGATCGAGATTCAGCCGATTGAATTAAATGAAACTTTTGTTGATGAGAATTTCCCCGACTATACAAGTGAAAAAGCTTTCTTGTCTAAGTCTCCAGCACGTATGGAAATGATTGCCGATTTAATTATCTCTAAGTGCGCAGAACACGGAAACACTTTAGTTCTTACGCATTCGATTAAATTCGGCGAAAAACTTGCTTCCCTTATTAAAGATGCAGTCTTCTTATATGGTGATTCGCCTTCTGACCTTCGCAAGGAACATTACGACCTGTTTGCGACTCGTAATGATTTGATTGTTATTGCGTCTTCTGGGATTGCTAGCACGGGAATTTCAATTGATCGCGTTTTTTGCCTCATGCTCGTAGATGCTGGCAAATCTTATATTAAAGCAATTCAATCTTTAGGCCGAGGGTTAAGAAAGGGGCATGACAAAAATTACGTCTATGTTGTTGACGTTCACTCAAAGCAAAAGTGGGCAAAGAAACATTATAAAGAGCGAGAAACTTTTTACAAAGAAGCGCAATATCCCCTACTAAAGAAACAGGTGCTTAAAGTTAACCAGTGATTCTTTTCTATGGTAAAATTAACATATCATAACAACTATACAACCTATGAAAATTTTAACAGACTTTGGCAGACCATATACCATAGGTTCTTTAACTACTCCTCTTGCGGTAAAATACAATTGGGTGTTTAATGGTCCTGCATGCGACTTCATGTTGCAGCAAATTACGTATCTAGAAGAAACTACTGGCCCCGCGATTAAGCTGCAAATTAATGGAACCGATTTATGGGTTCCTTCATCATGGAACATTCTTGTTACCGATAGGGAAACTTATCAACTAGACACAGTCCCAGTAAAATCATGCTCAGGCGTAAAACATATTGCATTTGGTTTTTCACCTGATGAAATGAAATTAAGAACGCTGGACATCAACGTGATTGATTTTGCAGATGAAATGTCAATTGTCCACCCGATGGTTTCTAAAGGAACTGCGCTCGTGAGTCCGGTTGGTCAGGCAGCAAAGAATATTAATCAGCAAATTGAAACTTGCGTAGCTATTGGCCCGTTTGATTTGGTAAAACACCTAGCAACAAAAGTAGTTGGAGATATTTTCTCGTAAGGCAAAAACAAGTTATAAATAGTTTTACTATCAAGGAGAACTATTATGACAACAGACTTTTTTGCAGCTGCGTTTCATCATGCGATGAAATATGAAGTAGGAAATTTTTGGAATCCAAATGACCCTGATGTGATTGCAGGTCTATTTGAAACCAGGGACCAACGCAGAAAAGTCGGTTATGTTAATATACCCCAAGATAGAGGCGGAGAAACGAAATACGGTATTGCCCAAAAAGCAAATACTGAAGTAAACATTCGTGGATTGACACTTGCACAGGCAATGGAAATCTACCGCCGAAAATATTGGATCGCCGGTTCTTGTCAGTTGTTGTCATACCCGTTGGCGATAATCCATTTTGATGGATGCGTTAATCACGGAGTCGGTCGAGCAAATAGATTTCTACAGCGAGCTGTCGGTGCTATTGAAGATGGCGCAATCGGTCCACAAACCTTAAGCGCAATAAATTCTGCAAATCAAGGCGCTGTAATCCAGTCGCTGTCAAATACTCGAACGAATTTCTATCAACAAATAGCCAATCGAGATGCATCTCAGAAAATGTTTTTAACCGGCTGGATGCGCCGTATCAATGAAGTCACCGCTTACTCGCTAAGTAAACTTTAAAACCAACCCACAATTTAAAATAAAACTGGCCGAAACCTTCGGCCATGGCCCGATTCATCTTTGGAGAAAAACCGTAAATGTCAAAAGAAATTTATGTCACTAAGCGCAACGGGAAAAAAGAACCGTTTCAACTACAGAAATGGCAAGCGCAAATTGCTAAAGTATGTGAGGGAGTAGCAGACGTTTCGCCGTCAATGATTGAAATAGCTTCTAGCCCGCATTTTTATAGTGGTATGACTACAGTTGAACTCGATCAAATTGCTCTTCGCGCTATGGTCGGCTTAATTGATGAAGAGTCAAATCCGCTTGGCAATGTTAATTACCAATATGTTGCTGGTAAACAACGTGTCAGCATGCTTCGAAAGGATGTTTACGGGGATTATAATCCCCCGCACCTTTTTGAAACCGTCAAAAAGAATATTGAACTTGGCCTATATACACCTGATTTAATGAAGTGGTATAGCTCCGAAGATTGGGATTATCTTAATAAGCAGTTAGATCATGGTAAAGACGAACTAATGACCTACGCTGCAGTTGAGCAACTCGTAGATAAGTATCTAGTTCGCAATCGTGCTACTGGAAATATTGTCGAATCTCCACAAATTCGCTACATGATTGCTGCAGCAACTGCATTCCATTCAGAAGAAAAAGATCGTTTGAAATGGGTAAAGGATTTCTATCACGCAGCTTCAGATGGAATTTTTACACTTGCGACTCCAGTGCTTGCTGGGCTTGGGACAAAGACTAAACAATTTAGTTCTTGCGTTCTTTTGCGAACTGATGATACGCTGAAATCTATTTTTGCAACCGGACAAATTATGGCAGACTACGCCTCAAAGCGCGCTGGTATCGGTTTAGAAATTGGACGTATGCGTCCACTTGGGTCTTCTATTAGAGGCGGCGAAGTAATGCATACTGGCATTTTGCCATTCCTTAAGAAATGGTATGGCGATTTGCGGTCTTGTTGTGTCACCCCAGATACGTGGGTCGAAGTTGATAGCGGGCGCATTCAAATTAAAGACCTTCAAATCGGAATGAAGATTAAAACCCTTGATTCAAATAAGCAAATTGTTTATAAGACAGTTAGTGATAAGTTCGATACGCAAGTAGCAAAACAAAGTCAGATACAGTTAACTTTTGAAAATGGTTCCATTATCAACTGTTCAACCAATCACCCGATCATGATTTGGAATAACGGCAAAATAGAACAGCGGTTGCCAGAACAACTTACTGAAAGTGATCGTATTCTAACTGAAGATGGGTTTACCAGGTTGTTGACAATTGATGTTGGACAGGATAACCCCGAAAATTATATCGACATTACGGTAGAAGATACGCATACTTTCTTTGCTTCTGCTAGCAATGACGGACCAATGGTTTTAACTCATAATTCCCAAGGTGGCATCAGAAACGCGTCAGCAACAATAAACATGCCAATTTGGCATTATCAATTTGACGATTACATCGTGCTAAAAAATAATAAAGGCACCGAAGAAAACCGCATTCGCCAGCTGGATTACTGCGTAGTATTGAATTCATTCTTTTGGCGCAGGTTTAAAGAGCAAAAGAATATCACGTTCTTTGATCCAAATCAAGTGCCAGATCTGTATGAAGCTTTTTATGCCGACTCTGCAAAATTTGAAAAAATGTATGAAGAATACGAACAGCGCAAAGATATTTCCAAAAAAGTAGAGTCTGCTGAAGTGGTGTTTAAAGAATGGTTAATCGCTGAGCGTATGGAAACAGGTCGCATCTATATTTTAAACATCGATAACGTTTCTAATCAAGGCCCATTTGATACGAATGTACATCCCATTTATCAAACCAATCTTTGTTGTGAAGTGATGTTGAGTACTAAATCTTTTCAAACCATAGATGACCCAGATGGGAGAATTGCGTTATGCACCTTGGGCTCAAACAACTGGGGAACATTCCGCCACCCAGAAGATATGCGCAGGCCCCTGCGTCTACTTCATAGGTTCCTACATAACATTCTTCAATACCAAGACTTTCTGTCTATTCATTCGTTCATGCATAATAAAGAGTTTGAGCCGCTTGGCGTTGGCGTCACCAATCTCGCTTATTGGCATGCAAAACGAAAACTTAAATATGGCGATCCTGAAGCTTTGTCAGAAGTTAAGCGATGGATGGAACACCAAGCTTTCTATCTGACGGAAATGAATGTGGACCTTGCCAAAGAAAAAGGCAAATGTTTGGAATCAGATAATACTTGGTATGGGAGAGGTGTTTTCCCATGGGAGCGAAGAGCTGAAGGTGTAAATGAATTGGCAGATTTTACTCCCTCAGAAGACTTAGATTGGGAAGGTCTTCGCGAAAAAATGAAGACTTACGGCGTTCGCAATGCAACCACTGGTGCAATTGCTCCTGTTGAAAGTTCTAGCGTCTGTATCAATTCGACCAACGGCATCAATTTGGTTAAAGAGATGATTGTCACAAAACGTTCAAAAGGCGGTGACATCATCCAAGTGGTCCCAGAATACAAGCGGCTGAAGAATCATTATCAGCTATTATGGGCGCAGAAAGATTGCCTGGGCTATCTCAAAACGTCTGCAGTATTGCAGGTTTATATAGATCAAGGAATTTCTACAGATATGCCGTTTACCCCAAGGAATTATCCGAACGGGAAAATTGACATCAATGACGTTATTAAAGCACACATGCTATTTCATAAATGGGGAGGAAAATCTCTCTATTACGCCATTATTGAAAAACAGGCGGCCATGGAATCAGTAAAAGATGAAGTAAAAAGTTTGCCTGTTCAAGAAGATGATGGTGAACAATATTGCGAGTCTTGCGTATTGTGAAATAAGCCGGTTACCACTATGACGCTTCATGGGGGCTTCGGTCTTCATGAAGCGTATCAGTTTAAACGAGTCGACTCGTTCGTGTCGACTTTAGATTAACATTTTAAGGACCTTACAGATGACATTAGACTTTTCAAAATCGACAAATTACGGCCAGCGAAAAATGTTTCTAGATCCGGCGGGGTCAGTAACTATTCAACGCTATGATGATTATGCATATCCGAAACTTGCGCAGTTTACTAAAACGCAGCGGGGCAATTTTTGGATTCCCGATGAAGTTTCTTTGACTAAAGATAAGATTGATTTCTCAAAAGCAAATGATGCAACCAAGTTTATTTTTACGTCAAATTTGCTTCGGCAAACTGCGCTGGATTCGATTCAGGGTCGAGCACCAGTTCAGATTTTTACTCCAGTTTGTTCTGTCCCCGAAGCAGAAGCTTGGGTGCAATGGTGGTCAGCATTTGAACAGATTCACAGCGAGTCGTATTCACATATCATTCGTAACATCTATCAGATGCCAAGTGACCAATTTAATCAGATTCATGATACATCAGAAATCGTGAACATGTTAAGTGGCATTGACAAATACTATACCGATCTTCACCACTTAAACAGTTTGGTTCAAACAGGTGTTGAAGTCAGCGAAGCTAAAATGGTAAAAGCTGTCTATATGGCGCTGATTGCTTCCTACGGGCTGGAGGCGATTCGTTTCATGGTGTCTTTCTGTACCTCATTAGGTATGGTAGAAAATCGAATCTTCGTCGGCAATGGTAATATTATTAGTTTGATTTTGGCCGATGAGTTGCTGCATACAGATGCGACAGCTTGGATGATCAATCAAAACGTGAAAGACGACTATCGCTTCAAGGAAATTGCGTCTGAATGTGCTAAAGAGGCAAAGGACATGCTCGAGAGCGTTGTTGCTGAAGAAAAAGCTTGGGCGCATTATCAGTTTCAAAAAGGCACAGTTCTCGGGATGAATGAAAAGATTATGTGCAGCCAAGTTGACTACACTGCTCAGGAACGTTTTAAAGCCGTTGGCGTCAAGTATGATGCGGGCATTAAAAGCGCTCCTCTTCCCTGGATGAGCAAGCATTTGAATACAAATAAAATTCAAACGGCTTTACAAGAAAATGAAAGTACAAGCTACGTACTTTCATCGATGAGCAACAAAATCGATTATGAATCTCTTCCAAGCATCTAAATCGGCAAGAGCGAAAGAATGCTTCGAATCTTTGAAGCTCTACCGTTGAATGTAATTTCAGCGCCATAAACTTTTGATGTTTCCAAACTTACAGAAACACAGATTATGTTGGCACGCGGATATGATAAAATTGAGATTGCGGAACGCTGAAATTTATTCTTAACACTTAAGGAGAACCATTTGTATCAAATCTATTCAAAACCTAATTGCACTTATTGTGACCAAGCTAAACTGCTACTCGGGGCAAATAACCTACAGTTCGAAGAACTTATAATTGATGTAGGACAGGATAAAGACCCAACTAAAACTTATGTTCAGGTCAGTCAACTTAAGGAACTGGTCCCAAATGCAAAATCAGTTCCACAGATCTTTAAAGATGGTATCTTAATTGGCGGGTTTACCGAGCTAAAAGAGTCATTACGATAACTGGTTTAGCTCTTCACTAAAAAGGCACCTAAGGTGCCTTTTGTTTTATGTTTTTTGGTCAAGCAATAAATAAACCGAATTTGCGCCATCTGTCCTAGCATACAGTTTAATTGATGATGGGCTAAACCACTATAAATAAGAGTATCATAGGAGATTATTTGCAATGGACGCACCAATACCATCAACTGTCTGGTTCCCAGGCTTAACAGATGATCAGCTCTCGGATGATCCCGTGCCTGTGACCACAAACGCACAATTCGTCTCCGATCAATGTAGTCATACCTATGAATATCTCGACGGGCTATTAATATCTGATACTGCTTCTGATGGAGTTTCCAGTTGGAAAAAGACTTATACTTATTTTCAGGGGAATCTGATATCAGAATCTAAATGGGTGCAACAATGAGCGGATTGAGCCTATCTCAGCTAATAGCACATGGTTTTGCCAAGTTGAGCCCGCAGCAACGGGTTGCCGGAGCATTTGGGCCGCTAACTGTTAGATCAGATGGCGTTCTAATAAAGCCAGATGGTTCACAGATACAACTAGCATCAAATAGCATAAGCCAAGATCCAGGTAATTCAATACAGATTGGCCAAGATGGTGGATTACTTGCAACAACAACTTGGGCAGATTCGCCCGAATGGTAAATTTCTTAAACCTTAAAGGAAACTAAAAAATGTCAACAACTGTTCTCCAACAATTTAAAGTCTCTGCTCTTCCTGGCACTCTAGTTGCCAATGCAGTCTATTATGTCTCAGTAGCAGGCAATCCATCATTGGTAGAGGTATTTGTCGTTGACAATGCCGGTGTTGCTGCAAAGCACATCATCAACTCCACCGATGTGTCAGCAATGATCGCTGCTGCATTAGGCGCATCAAATCAGTTGTCAATTGTTGCTGATATTGCTGCTCGTGATGCTCTGGCCCCATCTGTTGCTACCTGGGCATATGTCATTAATGCAACCGGTGATACTTCTGTCGCCTCTGGTGGCGCGACCTACCTGTACAACCCAGCAAATACAACCTGGATTAAGTCCTCTGAAGCTGAATCCCTGGATGTAGTTTTGAACTGGGCCTCACTGCAAAACAAGCCAACCTCAAGCGTTGCTGATATTGATGATGCTGTTACCAAGCGTCATACTCATGCAAACAAAGCAGCTCTAGACCTGATCACTGAATCTGGTGGCAACATGCTGTACAACGGCGCATTGCCTGTTGCTCGCTGGGAAACTGCTGCCTGGTAAATAACTAATGAGCAATATCGCCCTTTACGCCAGGAAAGAAGTTGCAGCTTTGCCTGCAACTCTAATCGCTAACACCATTTATGCTGTTCGGCGTGGTACTGGCTTTGATCTGTATATTACAGATTCAAGTGGCCTTATTGCTCATAAACTAAATAACAGTGATGATCCGTTAAAGTCGCCAGTTTTCACATATGTGAGTGGAAAAATAACTGGCATTTCATATGAAGACGGATCAACAAAAGTCTTATCATACACGGGGGATCAGTTATCACAGATTGATCTCCTTCGTAATGGTCTAACAACACGCAAAACGTTCGCCTATTCTGGCGGCGTTTTATCAAGTATAACGGAGACTGTGCTTTGACTACATTGAATGAACAGCTTGAATGTGCTTTTGAAGGCATTGGTGCTCAAGTGGGAAATTTAATTCGATGTTTGGTGAAACAAGAAGTTGAATCACATTTGGCAAGAATCCAGCAATTACAGAGCATCCTTGACGGGAATGTTTGTACAACAACTATCAGTAATGATGGGGAGAATCCAACTACCTAAGTGTTGGAGTTTTTTAAGAAAGAAGAAACATGACTACATTGAATCAAACCCTTGAATGTCTGATCGAAGGTATTGGCCAGCAAACTGGCGAAGCTATCCGTACCGAGATTAATAACCTGTTGGGCATGCCCAATATTGACCTGACCGCACTGCAACAAGCTGTTGCTGCTATTCAAAGTCTTCTGGACAGCGATCCTTCAACCGAAGGTTTCCAAACTGGCCAGAACATCATCACCCAGTTGGTTGCCCTTGGCAATCGCTTGGATGCTCTGGAAAATAGCACCGTTGTTGCCCAACTTCAAGTTCTAGTAAACAGCATTAACGTTGCTCTTGCTGCTGAAGTTACTGCTCGCCAAGAAGGCGATGCAGCCCTGCAAGCTGCTCTAGATGCACTTTCTGCCCAGTATGACACACTGAGCCAGCAAGTTACCACCATCGTAAATGGTACTGGTGACGGCTGTGATTGCGTTGCAATCGCTGCTTCCATCAGCGCTCTGGAAAGCCAGATTGCTAACCTGACCGGTACTGATGCTGCTCAAGCTGCTCAGATCACCGCTCTGCAAGGCCAAGTTGCTACCCTGTCCGGCCAAGTTGCTGCTGCTGTAGCAGCCGCCGCTGCTGCTGAGGCAGCCGCTGCCGCCGCTCTTACTGTCGCTAATGGCGCTGCTGCTGGTGTTGCTACCCTGCAAACCGCTGTTGCCGCTTTGGACACTCGTGAAAATGAGCGTCACAATGGCCATGGTAACCGTCTGAATGGCCTCGAGTCATTCAAAGCCGGTATCGAAGCCATCGATTGTACCGCCCTCCTAGCCAAGCACAGCATCGGTCTGTCTGCTGGCTTGGTTGGTTCTGGCTATTGATAGGTAAACGATAATGATCGGTCCTATCTACTTGCCTAACACTGATGCTTACAAAGCACGGGTGATTATTTGTACTCAATGCGAGCACAGAAAAGAAAAGCAAGCGTTAGGACTGGTCATTCCGGTTTGCGGACTCTGCAATTGCCCCATTAAAACTAAATGCGTTTCAGGGCCTTGCCCAAAGGCAAAATGGTAAGTAAATTACAGATCCACGTTTTACAAAGTCGCCCAGATGTCATGTCTGGTGCGACTTCTGTTATTGATCGCGCAGAAAGCGCTGGTTATTCGTATAAGATTATAGACAACACTGGCAAGTCTATTCTAAATGGTCGAAGAGTCGGGTATTTAGAATGTCAATCCGAATTTGTTTCATTTGTAGATGACGATGATGAAACTTTGTTAAGCAGTAAGAACGTCGAAGACATGATTGCTCTAAATAGTAATGCAGTGTTCACTAATAGCATTACTAAAACAGCTTTATCAGAAAGCATTCAAATTTCTACTGCATTCTCTGAGTGGAATTTAATGCTTGAAAAACGGGGTTATATTCGCCCGCATCAAACGATAGTTTATCAAACTGCATTTGCAGTTGAATTGTTTTTGCAAGCAGAAAAGTTGATTGTTAAGAATGGGTGGCATCCTAATAGCGTAGACCACGTTATGCGGTTATTGGTTTCAGCAACAGTAGGTTGGAAGTATTTTCCAGACCTGACTTATAAATGGAATAGGCATGCTGAAGGTGAACACGCAAAGCGGCTTAAACAAAACACCGAAATCAGACAGTTTTTTCTGAGGTAACTCTATGGCAACTTTTACGATCACTACCCCAACCCTAATCACCGCGCTAACCGGTAAAACCGGTGGAGACACTTATAATATTCAAGGCGGTGGAGTCACAATTGACTGTGATAGTCGCTATGCACCGAATGCGACCGCTTCAACTGGCCCGATAAACAACTTGACAGTAGATTCCGCCCTCGGCGGAAACTTCACAATAACAACAGAATTTACTAAGATCGTAGAATTCAACAACGCGACTGGGACAGTCCCAGCTTATGGTTCGACAATTTCTCAGGGCACAGCATCTGGAGTTCTGCTCTGTATCATGCAGACTCGAATGGGCGGTGCAGTTTATATTGCTGGTGATGCAATGCCAGCAACGGGATTTATGAAGTTACGAGTCACTTCTCCTGGATTTTCTACCGGTGCACTTACTGGTATTTCTGCTAGTGCTGTGAGCCCGGAAGTTCAAGGTTGGATTGTAGTCGTCGGCCAAGAAATCGGAGTTCACAACCACCCGAGACTTGGCACGATGCAAATGCGCGGGGATTGGATTAATGTTGGGCAAACTAATGGAGTCGTTGGTCAATCAATTCAGTTACCACACTTCACGGCAGACGGTACGACTTATTATCCCGGCGTAGATGTAGAAACTTCCCCAGGATCTGGGGAATATCAATTCTTCCCAAACGCAGGTTTACGTCATACCTCTGCAAACTGCTCAACTGATACCCGTTCAAGCTTTGTGTTTATTAGCACTTCGGGCACTGCATTTTTTGGTACAGGTTCAGATTTGTCTGTCTGTGGCTATGTTCCGCCGGCAGGTTGCAACGTTCGTGTCCCGTCAATTAATTTACAAAGTTGCACATCTGCAAACCGATCAGTGAACGTGGAGCCTTCTAGGAGTATTGGCAACCGTTACGAGTCGACTTTCACTAACGGCGGGCTAATGAATGTATCTAAAGTTACAGGCGCTTGGTATTGGAACGTGGTTCAGCCTTATTCTGTTTATATTCGCGACTTACATACTTGCGATCAAATTGTCCTTGGTGAAGCTGCAACAGCGATGGACATTGATAATTTGCATATAGGTCTATCAACTGGAGCAACCACAAACTATGACGGCAACTCAATAGTTATTCAGCAGAGTTATACTGGTGGCACAGTTGGAACAATATCTTGGCTTCGGGCACAATCAACTGCAACCAGTGGTTACGCCGCTATTTTCGTGAACTGTTATGGTGGATGGACATTTAATAAATTGCGAGGCGGTCATGTTGGTGCTGCTACCGCATTAAGTGGCGCAATTTATTTGAACACTAACGGGCCTACAACTGTTAATGAGCTGTGGACCTTTACCAAGCGGGTTCTAATTCAGGCCGCAGATAATTGCAAAATAATTAAGCATGTTTACGCAGATAATTGCGTTGGTACCACTCCTACTACTTCTCAGTCTAGAGCGATAGAAACAGTCGGGCAGTGTAAAGTCGTTGATATAACTGATGTTCAGAATTGGCCAGGTGTTGCAAATTGCCATCCTTATTTGGCAATCATGTTTTGCAACACTACGCAAAAAGCAACCTTGAGAAATTGCGGAACACCTAGTTCCCCATTTAGCGCCGGAACTGTAAACGTTATGGGATATATCTGGGATGACGGTGGCAACAATGACATCATCAAGATTCAGCGCAATTGGGTTACAGCGTTGCGACTAGGTCTACATGGTGGCACTAACACGACCAAACGGTTTACATCTGTCAACAATTATCAAGTAGATGCTTCAAAAACAATTGGGCCGCAACAGCTTGAATCCGTAGTCCATGGCAACCGGTTTAACTCAGGAGGTGTACCAAACAGCTTCGCAGCAGTTTATGGAAATTGCATGTGGGACGGGTTTACTGGCGACACTACGACTAGGGCTGCACTCATATTAGTAGAGAAAACGTCTGCGAACCCTGATGCTTATCAAATTACTAGCGGGACCCCAAAATTTAACGGTGCTGGCCGCTGCGTTTTTCAAAGCATTGGGGATCAAATTGAATGGACTTGGCCTTGGAAAATCCTTGGTTGGACTGGACTTACTTCTTTTGCTTCATCTGGTGCAAATACCGCAAACCACAGCTATGACTATGCATTAGATAAAGGTACTGGTTTTGGCGCATGGAAAACCATGTCTAATGCAAACTTAGCAGCAGAAACCGGTATTGACCCTGTTATTGGCTTAGGGCTAAAAATGCGAATTACTTGCACAATTGCAAACGTAGGTAATAGAATTGATTCGCTTCGCATTGACGGTACAACCACATTGGCATTACAAAATGCAGCTTTATACCCACTTGATGTAGCATCCCTTACATTGACTGGCTTAATCGCGGGTTCTTCTGTTGCAGTGTTTAGTGAAACACCAACACCGGGACAAGAACCATTGGTCACGTTGTTTAATTCTGGAACTTCTGCAACTTTGTCATATGTGTATGACAGCGCATTTGCTAACTGCACAGTTCGCATTCGTAAACCAGGATACGCAGTGATCGACTTGACTTATTCAAACAATATTGAAACAACTATCCCGATTGCGCAGCAGCAAGTAGTTGACGGTTTTGGTGATGCAATTTATGGCAGAGGTTCAGGCGCATCATCTGGGTTTATTACCTTAGATGGACCAGCACTTCGGGTTGATGTCGGAAATTCACTCTGTGCTGCAGAAGACGTTTATACCGTAGTTGCTGATTGGCAAGCAAGTGCAATAGGTATGTTGTATCCAGAAGCAATGAGATTTGACGGGCGTGATATGCTCCTAATGGGCTCATGGAGACTTAGACGTGCATTAGCTGCCTATACTAATGCGGGTATTGATGCAGCAGTCGTGGTAAACGGTATTGTTACAGCGAGTCCCGATGATGAAGTCAATGGCTCTGTAGACATTCGTGCCAAAGCGGTTAGAACTTTCAACACTTCCGGGGGCAATTTGACACTTGCCGGAGTAGCTGCAGCTGTATGGGGATTTACACTTAGTACTGGAAACCCTGCAGAATCTGAATTGCTTGCAGCAAAGGCTGCAGCTAGCAATGCATTCGCTGTTAGCGCATAATTAGGGCCGAAACTTATGTTACCAATAAATGTTTTGATTAGGTGCATGAGTTTTGGCCAGCCGCTGGCTGAAGCATTTCCATTTGTATCGGTCGGAAGCACGCAATCTTATAACGCAGTGCAGATGGGGCCTACCGTCACAACTGATAATGATTTGGCTCCTTGGCCCGTCGTTCAGTTTGGGCCTACTGTAACTACAGACGACATTTTGGCTCCTTGGCCAATCATTTATTTTAATAACTGCGTAATGCAAGAAGGAGCATAATCATGGGAGCAACATTTAATACAGGTTTAGCCGGGGGAGCCATAGTTACAGCGTTAACTTCTACCGCACCCGGCCAGGGTTCTGGCATTTATTATGCGCAAATTTTTGCAGGTACAAGACCAGGGGACCCAACGATTACTTCTGGAATAACGGCCTTGAGCGCAGTAAAATCTCTACCTTCAGGAACGTGGCTTTCCAGTTCAAACGGGGTTTCCGCTTTAGCAGGTTCCGTAGGTTTCACTGCAACTGCCAGTGGCACGGTTTCTTTTATAAGGTTTTATTTCGGCAATGGAAACAGCCCTTTTCTTGATGTCGACGTTGGATTAGTTTCCTCGGGTGCAAAAGCTATCGTGAGCACACTTACCGCGGTCAATGGACAAACGGTCAATTTAACTGATATGCGATTTCGTGTAGCGGCGTTTGGGGATACCTGCGTTTCCCCGAGCGTTGCGAACGAAATTGTCAATATCTGGGCTGGTAATACCGCGGGGACGTTAGGAAACAGTTACGGTCATATGGCAGCGTTTTCAAAAATAAGCATTGTCTCAGGAGTATACGACCGAGCCGTGACAGTTGAGGCTTGGGACGGAGCAATTCCATCTAATAGTAGCGCAACCCCCACGGGAGTTAAACTCTGGAGCAAAGCAATTACCAGTAATGAGCTTTTTGCGGTTTCTGGGTTATCTGCATCCATCATATCAAACCAAACTGCAAACGCAATTGCCAGTGGAACTCCCACGTTCATTCGCGTTACTAAAGCTGCATATGATGTAATACCGGCTACATCCCTGCAAGCTCCCGTTTCAGCGCAGAATGGTGCGCTGTTTGCAAACACCACAATGGTTTCTGGGCAGTCAAATACTTTGACTAATTTGACTCTGTCATTCCAGGCGTAAAATGTCGCAAACTATTAGGGGTAACGCCAAGTGAAATTATTTGAAATCCTATCCAGTAAAGTCCCATACACTATAGTCCATAATGGTGAAAAGTCTTTTATGGCCAAAGCAGAAATCAATGGACTAACTATTATTTTTGATGCCGTTCGTAAACCCCTAAATGCGGCTAGAAAACATAATGCCTGGGATGTGAGCTTCGGTAATGAGGAAGAAAATGGCAACATAGGCTACAAGTTGACTAAAGCGGGTAATCCAGAAAAAGTCTTCTCCTTTGTAAAGCAAATGATGGAACTGCTTATTCAAAAGGGCGCAGGTGAATTTACTATGATTGCTGAAGGCGGTAATCGAATAAAGCTGTATATCCATATGTTTAAAAGATGGTTGCCAAATTGGCAGGTTTCTTTGAAAGGAACTGATAGTGAAAAGCAGATTTTTATCAAGGGCGCAAGGTGATAAATTGAAAACATCTATAGTAGTGAGAACACGTTTAAAATTGCGACTCAACATGTAAGGCCGAAATGTTTATTAATTCATATTTTTTTAAAAACCTGCAATCGCTTCAGTGGGATTATTGGCAACAAGGAACCCTACCAAGCGCAAAGACTGTTACTGCTGCGGTATATGGCACCGACTTTATTGCGCTTACTGAAGAGGGTTATGCGCTAAAATCTTCAGACGGGCTTTCTTGGACAGAACATCAACTGCCTTCGATACAGGCGCCGCAGCGATGGTGGTCAATTGCATACGGTAACGGAAAATACATTGCATTGACGATGCCATCTAATAATTTGGCATACAGCACGAATGGTGAGATATGGTTCGAAACTGTTATGCCTTTGGCTCCTGTCAGTTTAAATCCTATTAGCAGGTGGTATGCACTCACTTTTGCAGATGGAAAATTCATAGCGATCGGTAAAGAACAAGGCGGAGCTGAACGTCATATCTCTGCTGTGTCCACTGATGGTTTCAGCTGGTCGGTAGGGGTTCTGCCAGTTACGCCACAAGCGGCTTTTGGTGATGTCAGCGATATTGCTTTTGGCAATGGTAAATTTGTGGCCATAACCACTGTAATTCAGGGGCCTGCAACCGCAGATGTTCCGGGAATTTCATTCAGCTCTACTGATGGAATAAATTGGGCCCAAAGCGTTATGCCGAAAGGCGACCCTGATTGGTTTAACGAGTATCAAACATGGGCATCTGTAACATTTGGCGATGGCAAGTTTGTAGCAGTCACGGCTAATTACCGTCCTGGCGCGGTATCAACTGATGGCGTAAACTGGACTCTGTCTAATATGCCCGCTGATGCAGACTGGGCAAATATCGAGTACAGTAATGGAAAATACTTCTCGACGCTAACTGATACAAACTTTGCGGCATCTTCTGCTAATGGAACAAATTGGCAAGCTGAATTATTCCCCGGAAATCCTGTGCCATATGGTGGAGTTGTAGTTGCAAGCCAAAACAAATTTATTATTTTTGCAACCACTAAGAGTGATTTGGCTTCTGACTACACGTTCATTCCTTCCTCCTCTGCTAGCAGCGATAGCTTTTTAATTTCAACGTATTCAGCACAAGCTCCGCAAAAATTTGATTTCAAACAGCAGCTAGACTTCCAAATTACGGGGGCTAACACGTATTTCAGTTCACCTGTCATTTCAGCAGATTCTTCAGTCATTGTTGCAGCTGGAAGAGGAACTACAGTCGGGGGAGTTGGCGGCGCTGGTGCAGCTTTCGTTTTTATGAAAACGGGAAGCTCTTGGGAAAGAACGCAGATGTTAACCCCAGATACTTCTCAGGTAAATGGATACTTTGGCTCATCAGTTTCAATGTCAAGCGACTCGTCGGTTATTGCTATTGGGTACCCAAATTTTACAGATGCTGGCTTTTTAAACTCTGGAGCAGTCACCCTTTTCGATCGTGTTGGTGCAAACTACGTTAAAAATGTTACCTTAACTTCGCAGACCCCTGCTAATTCTAAAAGATTCGGTTTTTCACATTCCTTATCAGCAGATGGAAGAACACTCGTGGTAACTTCTTTAGGTACTGCTGCAGAAGTTTTTGTCAAAACTGGTTCAGTCTGGTCTAAGCAAGCCGATTTGGTTCCTCCGAACTTCGCAACAAATCAACGTTATGGTGATACTGCTAAAATTTCTGCAGACGGAAGTACCATAGCGGTTTCTTCGCCATTTAGGTCGGTTGGAGTGGCCAGCAATGCAGGCCGAGTTCAAATATTTTCCTGGGACGGAACCTCTTGGACCCATCAAGCAGAATTAAATACTACGCTGTACAGTTCCAACGCTTGGTTCGGGAGAAATAATTTAGACTTATCAGCTGATGGCAACACTTTAGTTGCTGCTGAGGCGCCTAAAGGACTTGCATACGTTTTTGCACGAACCGGAACATCATGGATGCAACAAGCAGTACTTTCTTCTGGCCTTGGGCCATCTGATTACTTCGGGTATGGATTAGCTATTTCTCCGGATGGACAAACGGTTGCAACTTCATCATCATGGGCAGTATTTGATCGGCCATGGGCAGGTGCGGTGTTTATCTTCAAGAAAAATGTAAACGGATGGTCATGCACACAAAGATTTGCTTCTTCTACGGTCGGAGAACTTAATGAATTTGGCTACAGAATGTCTTTGAACGCTAATAATATTGCTATATCCTCTGAATATCTTCAAAACCCTATTGGCATATGGACTGGAGCAGTAGAAGTTTTTAAACATAATTAAACATCATGCATAAATACGCAAAGCTTTTCAACCTATTAGGGGATAAAAATGGACATTAGATTCAGACAAGGTGTAGTTGCTCTTCCAACGAATTCACTTCAGAAAAATGATTTAGGCGGGGTTGATATAGTCATTAACGGTGCGTCAATTCTTGCAACGATTGCCAGTGGAACTGCTAACTATACAATTAGTGAAACGCGTTCAGTTGTTAATGCTTGGGGTCCATTTTCTGGAACTAGCACGGTTTACCTTTATTGGCAAATAGATTCAAGAACTGGAGACTTGGTAAGAAAATCTACTTTGCGGACTCCCGTGACATCAGCAGTTGAGCCAACCCAGCTTATTGATACCCTATGGTTTGATGTCACGGCGAATAAAACAAAAAGATGGAATGGCTCTGTTTGGGAAGCAGTCCTAGTCGTATTTGCTGGCACTCTAAATTCAGGTTCTATTTTAATTCCTTCAGCTATAGGAACACAAGTCGGAATCAATGCTGTCGGTTCTGACGTCGGGTTCTCATCTGGTTATGTTTTACGAGATGGCTTAGGAAACGCGTTACGAACATCTAATGCAGGCGAATTTTTAACAAGCGAAACCCCGATTTTAAGCGTAGACACCGGTTCTCTAGTTAAGTTCGAAGGTTCACAATTGGTTGCAACCGCTGCAACTCCATTGGCAGCCTTTGATATCGTCTACTTGTCAGGTTCATCTCTTGTTAGTAAGGCTTCAGGTCTAAACCTGTCAAATGATAACACCCGTGCACCAATAGGCATGGTTACTGCAAGCGCGGTTGCTAATACGCAAGTCGCCCTAGTAACAGCGGGAAAGAAAGTTGTAAATGAATCATGGAACTGGCCAGTAAATCAAATCGGCCGTTCAATTTACTGTGATGCTAGCGGACAAGCAACCACGCAAAAGCCTGCTGGCTATAAGCATGTTCGCGTTGGCGTAATTTGCGCGACTAATAGTATTATGCTCACATTTGATTGGGAAACTGATGTAGTTGCCCCAATTGTTTCAGATAGCGGCGGTGGATCTAGTTTCACTTTGAATTCTGAAGTTCCGCTTCAGATTACTGGGACTGCGATCAAAACCATTTCAATGCCACGAGCCACCATTGGTGAAGATGGTTATATGCATGCAGCTGATATGCTTAGAATTTCTTCACTTGAAGGTTCTTTAGCAAGTAAAGCTGATGTTACACATGTCCATGCAATCACAAACGTTTCTGGGCTATCTACTGCGTTAGCCGGTAAAGCAGACATGGCTCATTCCCATGTTATCACTGATGTTGCAGGGTTGACAACTGTAGTGGGCAATGTAACGGCGCTCCAAACAGAAATAACTGCCAAAGCGGATAGTGCAACAGTCACTGCTTCCTTAGCAACGAAATCTGATGTCGGTCATGGTCACGTTATTACCGATGTTGCTGGTTTATCTACCGCCTTAGTCGGTAAGGCAGATGTAGCACACGTGCATGCCATCTCTGGTGTCACTGGTTTAACTGACGCCTTGGCAGATAAGGCCGATGTCGTCCATGCACATGCAATCTCTGAAGTGACAGGCTTAACCGCTGCACTTGCAGATAAAGCCAGCACAGCTGATGTAGTGACAGCTTTAGCTACCAAAGCAGATGTGGTTCATGCCCATGCTATCTCTGAGGTCACCGGTTTGACTACTGCACTTGCAGATAAAGCGGATATTGTCCATGCACATGCAATCTCTGGCGTCACTGGTTTAGTAGACGCCCTAGCTGACAAGGCAGATGCAGTTCATGTGCATACTATAGCTGGAGTAACAGGGCTAACAGATGCCCTTGCAGATAAAGCAGATGTGGTCCATGTGCATGCAATCTCTGAAGTCACTGGTTTGACCACTGCACTTGCTGACAAAGCTGATTCTGCAACTGTAACGACAGCGCTAGCTGCCAAAGCGGATGCTGTTCATGCGCACGCGATTTCTGAAGTGACCGGCTTAAGCGCAGCGTTGGCAGCACTTGGTTCTGCAGGTGGCGCATTGGTTGTTCCTATCATTGTTGCTGGTTCAGATGAAACTACGCCAATCGCTGCAATAGGTGAACGTGTTAATTTCAGAATGCCTCGAGCTGGAGTGCTACAAGAAGTTCAAATTAACATTGCAACTTCTTCAGCACTCACAGCAGATGCGACCATTGGCATCACTGTTAACGGATCCAACTTATTTGTCGGCGGAGTTCCGGCAACTATAGTATCAGGAACTTTTTCAGCTAAGAAACTTTCTGCCGATCTTCAGATTTCTTCATTACAGCCAGATGACCTGATCGTTATCTCGGTTTTGAATATTGGCGCTGGGAACCTAATCGGTCTTAAAGCTACATTTCTGGTTCAATTCGGCTCAGTCTCATCTACAGAGGCTTTAGCATCCGATACGCTTCCCCTGCAAGATGGAACCGCTTTACCGGGTGTTGGGGTTACTTGGGCTAGAGGCGATCACGTCCACCCGACTGATACTACTCGCGCAAGTCAAGCTACTACTGATGCAGCATTTATTTCAATGCAGAGTCAAATTGACACGCGATTTACTGCTGTGAATACTTTAGTTGCAACAACTCAAGCAAGTTTGCAATTAGCTGATGCAAATACCATTACGTATGTTGATGATACTCGTGACCTTATCGTAGATGATCTTACTGCGCTCACGACACGTGTTGGGGTAGTAGAAGGTTCTGCCGCGATTGCTTCAGCTGACATTATTACTATCAATGACAGGCTTGACAATTTACCAGTGACAAACGTTACTTTGGTTTCGGTGCCAAGAGCTTTGACCGCAGCTGATGATGGCGACATTCTTGAAATCACTGCGGATGGCGTAGTCTTGACGGTACCAGAAGCCTTACCTGCCCAATTTGGTTGCGCTGTCATGGTGACAGCAGGAACTACTTCTGTTGCGGTTGCTGGTTCAGTCACCTTGAACGGTGCGACTACGACCCTGACTCGCGCTTCTACAACCAACCCGATGTTTGCTATAGTGCGAAGAACAAGTACAGCTTTTGGGTATACCGTAACCGGGAGCTAAAATGTTACCGCTTAACAGCCTGCGCCACTTTCAGGAAATGAACTTGTCTTCGAACAACTGGCTTCATTAACAACCACAGACCTCGTCTTTGAAAATCAAATCTAAGGAAACCTATGCTAACTACCGCTTCTCCTAATTATTTCCACAATCTTCAGGCCGGATCTCCAGTTCTAACTGGTTTAGCTGGAAGCCTCATCTCGGTTCTTGACGGCTGTCTTGTTGACGGTTGGGGTTCACAAACCGCCACCATCACAGTTGCTTCAGGCATTGCGACGGTCACAACCCCTCTGGCACATGTGTTTGACCTGAGCCAGATCGTTCTTGTGGATGGCGCAACGCCTGTCGGTCTGAATGGTCGTAAACGTGTTTTGACTCGTTCAGCAACGACCGTAACCTTCCTTGCCACCGGGGTTGCAGACGGTGCAGCAACGGGTTCGATCACCGTGAAACTTGCACCATCAGGTTGGGCTAAAACATTCACGGGAACCAACAAAGCTGTTTATCGTGCACCTGTTACTTCCGGTGGCACTCGAATGTTTTTGCGAGTTGATGATAGCGTAGGCGTTGATGCTCGGGTTGTTGGCTATGAAGTTATGGGCGACGTTGATACAGGTACTGGCGTGTTCCCCGATGCATCACAAATCTCCGGTGGCGGTTTCTGGCCAAAGAGTAACGCTGCGACTTCGGCAGCTAAATCATGGACAGTAATTGCCGATGATAGGACCGTTTATTTCAATACCGGTACAGCAAATGCAAACAGTCTTGCCGGTAGCATTTGGGGATTTGGGGATTTTTCAAGTTATAAAACTGCTGATGCTTATGGCGCCTTTTTAAATTGTCCCATATCAACTGATGCTGCTGCAACGACCACGAACAACGCATCTTTGGAATATTGCGCAGCTGGAACGGGGTCCAGAAGTTATTTCCCCCGCTCTTTCACCGGAATAGGTGGACCGATTGCTGGGTTTCACTCGCCAGAAACCTATGTAGTCAATGCAAACATCGCATCAGGAGGCGGATATGGTACAGTAACCACTTACCCAAATGGTCCAAACAATGGTTTGATGCTTTCAAGAAAAAATGTCGGCGAAATCAATATTTGTTATCGCGGGACGACAAGAGGAATGTATGTAACGCCACAAAACTGTCATGCATCTTTTACAAGAAACAACATAATTGAAGGATCTGGAGACTTAGCTGGCCGTCAATTGTTGGCCGTAAAATGCGGCGGATCTGCGCAAACAGTATCTGCAGGTGTAGTATTCTTTGATATAACC